TGATATATCCAGAGATGAACAGATCCACGTTGCGACAAATAGTCTTGTATGTGCTGAGTTGGGGCTTGTTCCTAGCTCTTCTTTGGATAAGCTTCGGAAGGCAACTATACAATGGGTACTACAACCCTTAACAGAAAACAATACTGATAAATATTTAAGCAAAAAATTTTGGCTGGATGCAAGCGATCAGTTAATGTATCAGGGCAAAGCCCCACAGTTTTCTGACACAAAAGCAGCTCGCATGCCAGCATTCTTTGAACATGCAAACACCAACCTCCCACAATATGCTTGAGTCCATCATCGGACCAACCATTAGTTCTATACAAGTAGAGCTTGAAGAGAATTTCCCACCCGTTAATCCACATCCTAAGCAAGCCATCGGCGAAGTCATGTACTTAGCCGGGCAACGCTCAGTGGTCGAGTGGTATAACAAACGAGTCAGTAAGGATGAGAATTGAAAACATACAGACGTGGCAACTACCACGAGTCTGGCATCTCATCAAACCTTTAATAGACAAAGCCCTAGATCATAGTCTCGGTGAACGGATGGCATCAGATATGCTGGAAGATCTTATGAACGACCAGCTCTGGTTGCTAGCAGGCATCGACGAACAAGGGGACTTGGCTGGAGTATTAGTAGCTGAAGAGATTGTACACCCTCAAAAGAAAGAGCTGTATGTACATGCTTGGGCTACACAAACTGGCTATGGTTTTGACGATTGGGTAGAGTTATTTGAACAGTCACTGCTAGAGATAGCATCAGATCATGGCTGTCATTATATATCATCTAACTGTCGTAAAGGCTTGGCTAAAAAAATGACAACAAAACGTGACTGGAATGAATCATATTCTGTCATAAGTAAACCCGTACCAATGGAGTAAATAAATGGGTGGAGGAAAAAAAAGTAAGAGTAAGAGCAAGAGTAAGTCAAAGCCTAAGACTAAAGCTCAGAAACAATTCTCAGCTAACAAAGCTAAAGGCTTGGGTACAGGAAGTGCTGCTAAAGCTAACAAAGCAGCTAACAAAGCTAAAGCTAAGTCTAACTACTCAGCATCACAAGCTGCTAAAGGTAAGACAACAACATCATCTGCTTCTAAGAAAACATCTGGAGTAGGTCCTGTGTCTAGTGGTAAGGCTTATGCCAAAGCTGTTAACTCGGCTAAGAATCAACCTACTAAGAAGACATCAGGTGTCGGACCAGTAGCTAGTGGTACATCCTATGCAGCAGCTGTAAACTCAGCTAAGAATGCACCAACTAAGAAAACATCAGGCGTTGGACCAGTAGCAAGCGGAGCTAAGTATGCTGCGTCACTTGCAAGTGCACCAAAGGCTAAGTCTAGTCCTAGTTATAACGATGGACAGCTAGTAGCTATGGATAACCTAGGTAGTAAACTAGCTATCGGAGCAATGACTGGTATAGTAGGAGGAGCACTTGGTATAAAAAATAAAGTTCAAGAAGCTGCGGAAAACTTAAGAAGAATAAATGAGCAAAAGATGGAAGGTCTCGGAGATCAATCATCAATTTATTCTAGCCCCGGTACTTTAGGTGCATCTCTATCAGGTATTGACGCACCTAAGTCAGCACGATTTGAAAGTGCTACAGGCTCAGACGCCTTTGCTAACAGTTTAGGTATCAACACAGATGTTGGCGGAGTAAACTATGGTGGCTTAGGATCAGTCAGAGAAGGCGGTGACTTCAATCCTAATGCTAATACATCAAGAGCTATCTTCTCAGGAAGTAATCCAAACACATCAGATCTTTCACGAGAGAGCTTTAACTTCGGACCAACTGTAGATAGATTTGGTCGAGGGGATGACTATGCTAGAAACATTAATGAGTTCGGCATGAGGTTCGGAGATACATCCGAAGCAAGAGCTGACGCATACAACAACACACTAACAGGTCGTAAGAATTTATTTGATAATGCAACCTCTGGGTCTGGACCAGTAGCTAGCGGCGATGCTTATGCACGAGGTCTAGAGGTTAGCAGATTTGGTAGCCCAATGAATGCTGGCAAGACTATATTAAATACAATCCCCGGTGTCAATTTTAGATTACAAAATGATAAGGAGTTAGCTGACTCAGTTGGTAGAGCTCCTACTCTAACTGGAGGAGGTGGCGGCGGAGGTGCTAGATTTGCAGCCGCAGCACTTACACCAGAAGAGATTCTATTACCAGAGGAAGTTTCACCAGCAGCAGCTGGACCTACCTATCAGCAGACAGGCTTAGATAATAATAGACTGATGCAGATACAGCAAGAAGCGTATCGACAAGCATACAACCCAATGACAGTAGGAGGATTTAATCCTATGTTTAGATTCTTTGGGAGTAGACAGGGACCACGTAGAGGTGCGTTCCGTAGAGCATTTACAAGAACAGGTTAATCATGACAGCAAAATCTAGGTATGATAATTTATCCAGTGATCGTTCCCAGTTTTTGACCGAAGCAGAAGACGCAACCAAACTTACACTACCATATCTTGTGCGTGGTCACGAAGACTACCACAAAGGTATGAAACAACTGAAGACACCATGGCAGTCAGTGGGGGCTAAAGGAGTTGTAGCGTTAGCATCAAAGCTATCACTATCTCTCGTCCCTCCACAGACTAGCTTCTTTAAGCTACAGCTAGATGAATCCCAGTTAGGACAGGAGTTTGATCCGCAAGTAAAATCAGAACTAGACTTATCCTTTGCAAAGATAGAACGCACCATCCTTGATGCGATCGCAGCATCAGATGATCGTGTAGTAATACACCAAGCATTACAACATCTCGTTGTAGGTGGTAATGCACTTATCTTTATGGGTAAAGACGGACTGAAATTATATCCTCTGAATCGCTTCGTAATAGAACGAGATGGTAACGGACAGGTGATTGAAATTGTCACAAAAGAAAGAATCAATAAGGATCTAATTCCAAACTATGAAGACATCGCACCAAACAAGATGTACGAGCGTCTCTCAGAGGAAGATCCAGATGAAGAAGAATGTGATGTGTTTACTCACGTCAAGCGAGACAACAATAGATTTGTCTGGCATCAAGAGGTACACGACAAACGACTACCGGGGTCACAAGGTAAGTCACCAGTAGATAGTACACCATGGCTACCACTACGTTTTAATACAGTAGATGGAGAAGCTTATGGTAGAGGTAGAGTAGGACAGTTTATCGGAGACCTTAAGTCTCTCGAAGCATTGTCTCAAGCTATAGTAGAGGGTAGTGCAGCAGCTGCTAAGGTTGTATTTACTGTATCACCATCTAGTACTACCAAGCCACAGACACTAGCAGCAGCTGGTAACGGAGCTATCGTACAGGGCAGACCAGATGACATTGGTGTCGTACAAGTAGGTAAGACAGCTGACTTCGCTACGGCGTTGCAGCACATGCAGACACTCGAGAAGCGGTTGAACGAAGCGTTCCTGATACTGTCAGTAAGACAGTCAGAACGTACAACAGCTGAAGAGGTACGTATGACACAGATGGAACTAGAGCAACAGCTCGGCGGCCTATTCGGACTGCTCACGGTTGAGTTCTTAGTACCATATTTAAATAGAAAGCTTAGTATATTCCAGAAGACAGGAGAGATACCACGTATACCCAAGGGTATGGTGAAGCCTATCATTGTAGCTGGTATAAATAGTCTAGGCAGAGGTCAAGATGTGCAAGCACTTGGCGGCTTCTTACAAACTATTGCACAGACAATGGGACCAGAAGCTATTACTACATACATAAACCCAGAAGAGGTTATCAAGAGACTCGCAGCAGCACAAGGTATAGATGTATTAAATCTTGTGAAGAGCATGCAAGAAGTACAACAAGAACAGCAGCAAGCAGCAGCACAACAAGCAGAGCAAGCAGCAATCGAAGGTACACCAGCTCTGATGAAAGCACCTTTAATGGACCCAACTAAAAACCCTCAGCTACTAGAACAGCAAGGAGGACAACAACCACCACAAGAATAACATGGAAGGAAACACACTAACTATGGAGTCTAATGTTGAGACTACAAGCCTTGACAATCTATCAGCAGATGAGCAAGACTCCCTAGAAGTTGGTGAGAAAATGGAGCAAGCTCAAGAACAACTACTAGCTGGCAAGTACAAAAGTGCTGAAGAGTTAGAGAAAGGGTATCTTGAGCTGCAACAAAAACTTAGTAACAACCAACCAAATGAAGAGCAGCTACAAGCTGAACCAGAAGGAGACGCAGAACCTACTATACTAGATAGAATATGGGAAGAGTCTACAACTCAAGAAGAGTTTAGTCCAGAGTTAACTGAAGAGATCAGTAAGATGAGTTCAACTGATCTTGCTAACATGTACTTAGATTACAGACAGGCAAACGAAGGAGCTGAACCAGAAGTTGGTAGAGATTTTTCTCAACAAAACATACAAGAACTACAAGGTGTAGTAGGTGGAGCAGAAAACTATGGTAACATGATAGAGTGGGCACAGCAATCTCTGAATGAACAAGAGATTAATATGTTCGATGCTGTCATGCAACGTGGAGATCCACTAGCTGCATTCTTCGCAGTCAGATCGCTAGCCTACGCATACAATGATGCGGTAGGAAACGATGGAACTATGGTACAAGGTAAAGCACCAAGACAAAGTAGCAGTCAGTTCCGTAGCCAAGCAGAAGTTATAGAAGCTATGGGCGACCCACGCTACGAAAACGATTCAGCATATCGTCAAGATGTGATGGACAAACTTACAAGATCACCAAACGTAAACTTTTAGGAGAACAATTATGCCGATGGGACCCGGAACTTATGGTTCAAAAAAAGGTAGACCAAAGAAGAAGATGAGCAAAGGTTTATCTAAGCTACCTACAGCAGTACAAAAGAAAATTCTTAAGAAGAAAAAATAGTCATGGCTTATTCTGACACACTAGATAAGTTAGGTCAGATTAAGATGACCAACATGAATCTAATACATAGCCAGATCCCTCACGTTAAGGGGGATCTCACGGCTGGTAAGGATACTAAACAACCCGGAGGTATTCCGAATAGACCTTACGAAGCACCAAAAGAAGATCCTAATAATCCTTACGTGCCTGCACCTCAAAAAGCTAGCCTTACTCAGCAACAGATGGATAGCCTTAACAAGGTATTCCCCGGTGCTGAAGGTAGAATAAATAAGTTTAGAAAGAAACAGTTTAACTTAAATCCTATGCAAATAAAACCACAAGGTCCGCAGTTACCTGACCTAGCGATGGATTTTAACGACGCAATGGGAGGTGGTGGTTTTGTTGGAACACAAAGAACCAACGTTTTTATTAATCAAGGCGGAGAAGCTTACATTCTTGAACCTAATGGAAACTTTAAGTTTGATGGAATGTACAGTCCCGAGATACACGGACCAGTGTTTCCAAGAGCACAAGCTAACAACGATATGAAGATAGCTAAAGGTTTTGTTAGAAATGTAGGAGAGCCTGTAGGTGTAAGAAGTTATGTCGAAGCTCTTAAAATTATAGACGACACTGAACCAAACCCATTAAAAAAACAACTTAAAATGTTAAGGTTAGAAAGGTCTAATCCTCTCGACCCTAGTATAGGGGGAGTATAATGGCACGAAAGAAAGTACGAAAGAGAAACGTCTCCCTTAGAATCGGCAAGCACAAGAGCCGTAAGGGAGGTCTCACAGCAGCCGGTAGAAAGAAGTATAACGCAGCTACTGGCTCCAACCTCAAGGCTCCACAGCCCGGAGGTGGTCCACGCAAGAGATCATTCTGTGCAAGATTCAGAGGAATGAAAGGTCCAATGAAGAAACCAAACGGCAAGCCTACACGTAAGGCACTTGCTATGCGACGATGGAAATGCTAATGGCATACAAAAAGAAAACCAAAAAGAGCAGCAAGTGTGGCTGCAAGCACGGAGGTAAAAAACGCTAATGGCTAAAAGAGGTCTTTACGCAAACATACACGCCAAGAGAAAGCGGATCGCCGCTGGCTCTGGTGAGAAGATGAGAAAGGTGGGTTCTAAGGGAGCTCCCACCGCCGCTAACTTTACACGTTCAGCGAAAACAGCAAAACCTTACAAGAAAAAAACTAAAAAAAAATAATGACTGACAAACTAATTAACATTTATCCAAATGAGACTCCACCTAGAGTCATTGAAAACTATCCAATTAACAAACATCCAATCATGACAAACGAAGCAGAAAGATTTAATGGCTGGGCAGCAATGCTTGGTTTCGTAGCAGCTGTAGGTGCATACGCAACAACAGGACAAATCATCCCCGGTATATTCTAATGGCAGCTATCTCAGTAACAAGAGGTAGTCAAACTTCCAATTGGGAAAGCTTTTGTGAGTGGGTTACTAGCACAAACAACAGACTATATGTCGGTTGGTTTGGTGTTATTATGATCCCAACATTGCTAACCGCAACAACTTGTTTTATTCTCGCCTTCATCGCAGCACCGCCTGTAGACATAGACGGCATACGTGAGCCAGTTTCCGGCTCGTTAATCTACGGAAATAATATTATATCTGGAGCAGTAGTTCCAAGCTCCAATGCAATAGGACTGCACTTTTACCCAATATGGGAAGCCGGTACACTAGATGAGTGGTTATACAACGGCGGACCATATCAACTTATTGTCTTCCATTTCCTCATAGGTGTCGCAGCTTATGCTGGTAGACAATGGGAACTATCTTATAGACTCGGTATGAGACCGTGGATATTTGTTGCTTACACAGCACCTCTATCCGCAGCTCTTGCTGTGTTCTTAGTCTACCCTTTCGGACAGGGGAGTTTCAGTGATGGTATGCCTCTTGGTATTTCTGGTACTTTTAACTTCATGTTTGTATTCCAAGCAGAACACAATATCCTTATGCACCCGTTCCACATGCTCGGTGTTGCTGGGGTATTCGGTGGAGCTCTTGCCGCAGCTATGCACGGAAGTCTCGTTACTTCCTCTATCGTTAAGGAGACAACAGAAAACGAATCTCAGAATTATGGCTACAAGTTTGGTCAGGATGAAGAGACTTACAACATCGTTGCAGCCCATGGCTACTTCGGTAGATTAATTTTCCAATATGCTTCTTTTAATAATTCTCGTAGCTTACATTTCTTTTTGGCTACTTGGCCCGTGGTTGGCATATGGCTCACCTCAATGGGTATCTGCACCATGGCTTTCAACCTTAATGGTTTTAACTTTAATCAGTCCATTGTCGATACAAACGGCAAGGTCATTCCTACTTGGGCAGACGTTGTAAATAGACAGAACTTAGGAATGGAAGTAATGCACGAAAGAAATGCACACAACTTCCCACTTGACTTAGCATCAACTGAGTCAACAAACATCGCACTTACTGCACCACACATAGGTTAATTCCTCGTCCGTTCATCGCTATGCGACGCATGCAATCTAGTCATGGAACGGGGGCTAGGTATCGGAGGAAACTATGACAGTAACTTACGTTTACCGTGGTGTTGTTTATACAAGACACAAGTAATGGCACATCAAAGCTCGGTTATGAGAGCAGCAGTCACAAGGCTAACACCTGAGACATTCCCTGCTCCAGAGCCAGAAAACAAAACTGAAGAAAAGAAAGAAGATGCTCAACTAGAGACTCCTTCCTTCTAACAGCACGGGGAGCACCTCAGAGTCGGACTCCCCTGCATTTGGCTTTTGCCCGGTACGCCGGATACCTCTAGCCGTCTAGACGGTGTGGATAGACACACAACAAAATACGATCGAAAAAAAATTCTGTACAGGAAAGCAATATAAACCTTAACCATAACAATGGCACAACAGAATAGCACATTGACCACGGCTCTTACACGCCCGGGTCAGTCAAACAGTACAGGTGACGCAAGAGCACTTTACTTAAAGCTGTTCAGTGGCGAGATGTTCAAAGGCTTCCAGCACAATGCTATAGCTAGAGATCTTGTAATGAAGAGAACCCTAACAAACGGGAAGAGTCTTCAGTTCGTTTACACTGGACACACAAAAGCTGAGTACCACGTACCCGGCAACAGCATACTAGGTAACACAGATGGTGCACCTCCAGTAGCTGAGAAAACCATTACAATCGACGACCTATTAATCAGTTCTGCGTTTGTATATGAGCTAGATGAAACACTAGCACACTACGAATTGAGAGGAGAGATTTCCAAGAAGATTGGATACGCTCTTGCTCAGAAGTATGACAGACTTATCTTCCGTCAAATTGCGAAAGGTGCACGTCAAGCTTCACCAATCACTAAGTCCGGCTTCGTAGAGCCCGGCGGAACACAGATCAGAGTTGGTACAAACAACCAAGCATCTGACGCATACGTTCCAGCTTCACTAATCGCAGCCTTCTATGATGCAGCTGCTGCTCTTGATGAGAAAGGTGTAAGCCAAGAAGGACGTGTTGCTGTGTTAAACCCAAGACAGTACTACGAGCTTATACAAGGTGTAGGTTCTAACGGTCTTATCAACAGAGACGCACAAGGTACAGCCCTACAGGGTGGACAAGGTATCATTGAAATTGCAGGCATTAAGATCTACAAGTCAATGAACATTCCATTCTTTGGTTCTTATGGTACTAAGTACGGTTCTGCATCTGCAACTAACCCCGGTGTAACAAGCCCCGGAAACGTAGGTTCATTTGTAGGTGAAACAGCAGAAGACGCTAGAGCTTCTGTAACAGGTATCAATGGTAACTATGGTAACTCTTCTGACTTCGCTAACAGCTGCGGCTTAATCTTCCAAAAGGAAGGAGCTGGTGTTGTTGAGTCTATCGGACCACAGGTTCAGATAACTTCTGGCGACGTTAGTGTTGTATACCAAGGTGACGTTATACTTGGACGTTTAGCAATGGGAGCAGACTTCTTAAACCCTGCCGCTTGTGTTGAACTTATCGCTGGAGCTGCTGTAGGATCTACAGGTAACGCTGCATTCGGTACAACATACCCAGCTAACGCTTAATTTTATTTTTTATACGGGGACTTCGTGTCCCCCTTTTTTTATGCCTTTTCCAACCACAAACGCTACACAAGAGCTACCAGCTATCAATCAGATATTGACATCATGTGGTCAGGCTCCTGTAACTACACTCGATCAAACCAACCCGGAAGTTGCGATTGCTTATGATACACTGTTACAGGTGTCACGAGAGGTACAATCCGAAGGATGGACTTTTAACAAGGAGTACCACTACGAGTTTAATAAAGATAACAATAATGAAATACTCATTCCTAATAACGTAATCCAGATTAAGTTAACAGAGAATGCACAGAATGCACCTTACAGTGCTATCAGAAGATCAGGTAAACTGTATGACAGACAGAACCACAGATACACATGGGAGTATAGTCCTATTGAATGTGATGTCGTATGGGAGTTTGACTTTATAGATCTACCAGCTCCAGTACAAAACTACATTAAAGCCAGAGCATCTACTCTAGTGTCTGGTAGAATAGTAGGAGACGACGATCAGTACACACGCTTACAACAGCAAGAAGTACAACAAAGAGCTTTAGCTATGGAGTATGAAACACAACAGGGACAGTTCACTATGTTTGGACATCCACAAGATTCACAAAACTTCTACCAAAGCTATCAACCATTTCACGCTTTACAACGATAATGCCAGCAGTAACTCAACGAGTTGACAACTATCTCGGTGGAGTATCTAGACAGTCAGATGATAAGAAACTTCCCGGTCAGGTCGAGGAGTGCATCAACGGCTACCCTGATCCAACCTTCGGTCTTACAAAGAGACCGGGGTTTCAGCATGTGGGTAATCTAGGTACTGGTACTACATATGACAACTCCAAATGGTTCTTTATATCTAGAACCGATTCAGAAAAATATATAGGATGTATCACACCAGCGTCAGGAGGCTCTACAGGAGCCATTGCAATATGGAATGCTGCTACCTTTGCCTCATGTAGTGTTACGTACGGTACAGGGGCACAGGCATACCTTACAGGAGTACGTACGGATTATGACGTACTGACTGTACAAGATAAATCATTCATAACAAACAAAACTGTCACAGCTAACAAATCAGCTGACCCAACATTTAATGCTAACAGACAAGGTACAGTCAAGATAACTGGTGTATCTTCTGATACTAAGTATAATATAAGTGTAGCTGGACAAGCTATATCTGAGTATACATCTCCTAATGGTGCTACTTATGATGACGTTTTAACTGAGCTTAGAACTCGAATCAACGGATTAAGTATATCTAACTTAACAGTAACTAAACTCAAAGACTCTTTACATCTAGCACGTACTGGTGCATCGTTTACCTTGACAGGTACAGGTGGTATATACGGTACACAGCTAGAAGTATTTCAAGACTCAGTGCCTACACTGGGAGACTTAGCTACAGAGTCAGTACATAACCACACAGTTAAGATTATTAACAGTGGTGCATTGACATCTAGTTACTTCTTAAAATTTGTTGCAACTAACGGTACATCTGGACCCGGCTACTATACAGAAGCTTTAGGTCATGGCATGTCTACAGGATTAGATGCGGCAACTATGACTCACGAGTTAGTAAACAATAGTGTTAACAACTTTACATTCCAACGTGTTACATGGGTTGCTAGAGATGTTGGTGATGATGAGACAAACTCACACCCATCATTTGTAGGACAAAAGATACAGCAGTCATTCTTTCATAACAACAGATTAGGTTTCTTATCTAACGATACTGTTTCTATGAGTCAGGCTGGTGATTTCTTTAACATGTATCACACATCTGCACAGACAGTTACAGACGCTGATCCTATTGACATCAGTGCAAGTACAGTTAAGCCGGTCGCACTTCATAGTGTACTACCGTCTACTCAGGGTCTAGTGTTATTTAGTGCTAACCAACAGTTTCTTATGGGAGCTGCTGATGGTATACTGACACCAACTAAAACAGTTATTCGTGCCATAGCTAACTATGAAATGGATACAATTATTGATCCTGTTGATACTGGTACAACAATTAACTTTATTAGTAAGACACCTAGTTATACTCGTGTCTTTGGTATGGTTACACGTGGAGAAAACGAAAACCCACAGGTAGTTGACATTGGAAGAGTCGTAAACGAATGGGTTCCGGCTACGATAGATACAATGATATCTAGTCCACAGAATCAGTTTATTGCATTCTCAGGTCAATCGTCACGATACATATATTTCTTTAGATCATATACAGAAGGTAAAGAAAACAAACTACAGACATGGTTTAACTGGTTAGCTCCGGGTAATACACAAACTATAGCAGCTGACTCTGATGAATTTTTTGCAGTTACAAAGCAAGGTAGTCAGTTTACTCTCAGCAAAGCGAGTCTTAGCCAAAGTCCTGATGACGCTATCATTGTTAATAATGATGGACAGAAACTAAATCCATGTATGGATCTATATGCGACAGCTTCTCACGTAGAGTTTGATACAGCTGGTAATTTTAGTAAGTGTTTTATACCTTACAATGATGCAACTAACCTGACGCCTGTGCTAGTAATTAAAGGTACTACAGCTACAGGTCAGTTTATTGAATCTGGATTTACTATTACACCAGATCGTGTAGTACAGTCTGGTGGTGCTAGAAATGGTCAGACATTTTTTAAAGTACCCGGTAAAAACTTGACCTCTGTAGCTAGTGATGTTATAGTTGGTTATAAGTTTGACTTTGATGTAATACTACCTAAGACTTACTACAAGATAGATGATGATATGAAACGCAGTGACTTTACTGCTAACCTTACAATAGCTCGTATGAAGTTTGCTGTAGGTTTATCAGGAGTTATGGGTTTTAAATTAAAGTCTAAAGGTATACGTCAAGGTAAGAAAGAGTATACAGGTGATGGATCTACTACAGTATATCCTTGGATCAATGATGATATTAACTATATAGATGATGACCAGATCAAAGTTAAAGTAAATAATGTGATAACTACAGCGTTTACAGTTGACAGAACTGGTGCTCTACCTAAGATTACATTTAGTTCTGCACCAGAAGATCAAGCTACTATACTTATATATCTTGATGAATGGTATAGCCTTAATCCAGTTATCATGGCTGACGAATATCTAGCTAATGATATTGCAGTCTCAGATCATACTGTATTTACTTTACCTATACACCAAAGACCAACTAACTTTACACTACGCTTATTTAACGATTCACCATTTCCCGTCTCTCTTAACTCTATGATGTGGGAAGGAATATACTCACCTAGATTTTACAGGAGGACTTAATGTTTGGTATTATAGCTCCCATAGTTGGAGCAGCCGTTGGTATATACGGAGCTAACAAGCAAGCTAACGCAGCTAAATCTGCACAAGCAGAAAGAAATAATGCAACAGCAGCACAGCACGAATATAACAAAGAAAAGTGGGAAATGGACAAGCAGAAAATGCTTGCCGACCGTGACTTTGCAGTACAAGAAATAGAAAAAAGAGCTAGAGAAGAAGGACAGCTCGCAGGGTTTAAAGACGCTACAGCTGCACGACAGTACAATTATCAGCTACAGATTCGTGATAAGCAGCAAGACACTAACGAACGTATGTTTGAGAAGTCTAATGCTATATTTCAGAATCAGTTAGGTCTTAATGCTTTGCAAGAAAGACAAGCTAGAATGGATGAACGTCAGCAGCTAAGTGAAATACACGCTGAAAAACGATACGAAAAGAACACAGCCTATATTGATGGTATTCTTGCAGAAGGAGCGATCCGAGCAAGAGGTGTTACAGGTAGATCAGCAGAGAAAGCAAGAAGTGTAGCTACAATGAAAGCTGCCACAACTCTAACTCTACTCGATCTATCATTACAAAACGCTACGACTGCATCTGAAAGTGCAATACGTGGTATCACAAGAGACAGAACAGTAGCTGACTTAAATGCTTACGCATCTAAAATGCTAGATCCCGGCGTATTACCTATGCCTGTACAACCACTTCCAACACCGATGTCAACATTCATGTATCCTAGAACATACAATGATTATGACTTTGGTCCTGAGCCAGTAGCTGGAGCTATGATTTCTCCATCTTCAGCATCAGCACAAGTATGGGGTTCAAGTATATCTAGTCTTGCAGGGATGGCGTCACAAATAGTTAGCGGATTTACTCCAAGTGTAGTATAACATGGTAAGAAGAACAGAAAAGCCACAACGCTACGGCAAGGGTGGTAGGTTCGGGGGTACACAAATATCGAGAGCTGGCATAAGTGCTATATCAGAGCAATCGAAAACTACAACCGATGCACTAAAAGAACAGGCTCGTCAAGATTTACTTATTTCTAAAACGCAGATAAGCGGAATGGAGAGAAAGTATAAAACAGAAGAGCAAAACGCTAGTAAAGTATATAAGCTTGAAGTAGATGCACCTTATAAAGCACGTAGTAATGCTTTAAAGACTAATGCAGAAACTGAGATCAAGTCTTATAGAGATCAAGCAGCAGAGTATGATAGACTAGCTGGAGTATGGGGCAGACTTAGCCCCTCTCTTGCTAAAAACTTTCAAACCTTAGCACAGAATACAGAGGACTACATAGCTACAACAAGTGCTATAGATGAGTTTAACACTCTAGCTGGTGATGGTACACTTGATAAAATTAAGTATACTTACAACAGAGTAGGACAGAACAACGCATTAGATAATGCAGCAAACCAACAAACTAAACTACTAGATCAAGCTATCAATGGAGATCTAGACGCTGAACAAGAGTTTGACTATATGGGTCAGATTCTTAAGACTCGTAATCCAGTTCTTCAGAAGTTATTTTTTAATGATATAAAAACAAACTTTGATAGTATAGAACAGGATATGCTAGCCTCTGTCGAAGAACAAGGCGGCATCGACAAACTAACGGCAACTAGATTATATCAAACTAGAGCTATACAATTATTAGATAGACTAGGTATTAATCCTAAATCAGAAACTGGTTTTAAAATACAAGAACTATTTAGACAAAAAGGTCTAGCTAAAGAATCACAGCTATCTCTCGAGCAGCAGTTTATAGACCGTACAACAGTCATAGATACTGGTATAAATCAAATCAAAGCAGCTTTAGATTCTGGTAACTACAACGAAGCACAGGCTGTATGGAAAACAGTACAGAACAATGTATACTCTTTACCTGTCAAAAACAGAGAAGGTGTATATAGTAGAAAAATAACTCTTAACAAAGCAGATGAGTTTAGGTCTTGGGCTGAAGGTCTTGTAGGTGATAGTCGATTTGCCGGTGAAGGCGGATGGATAGAATATCAGAAAGTAGTACTAGGTATTAGCGATGCTACACCTTATGGCTACGAGATTACTGGAGCCACTGGTAATAAGAATGCAAAGCATAATCGTATTATAGGTAAGAACCCTAACTTACTCATGGGATTACGTGAGAAGTGGGAAGCAGCTGATCGCTCTAACACAAAAGCTATACAACATGTAAATGATCGTAGGCTACAAGCTGAAGCAAAACCATACATACAAAAACTTAGTTCTAATTTTTACAAGAATGCTGATGGTAGTATTAAACCTGAGTTCTATGCTGACTGGCAAAAAACAAACGGTAACAAATATGCTAGAGAAGCATTTGCTGAACTTATTGGATATGATTCAGAGAATGTAGATGTAAACACATTTAACTCTACACTCCTACAATCATACAGACGTGGTGATTTGATGGCTACTTACATGACATGGGCTACAGATTATAACGACGAGAATCAGGAGATAGGTTTTATCATGAGAGACTTACAGGAACTAGCACGAGTTAGAGGTACTGAAGTCAAAGGTCTTGATGAAAAACTACTACCATTCTTTGAAAGCAAACTTAAAAAAGTATTAGGAGCTGACTCTTTAGAAGACGTAATGGATGAGTCCAGTACAGACAAAGCTAGAGAAATGCTTGGTGCTACATTAGCTGTATTCAGTGAAACAGCTGGTACAGGTAAAAGTGTAGAAGAACGCTTTAACGATGCTACTTCTGTAGTTGATGTACTACTAGGTATAGATAGCAAATCTGGAACAGCCTTACCTTTTGATGATAGAGGTTATCGTGGTCAAGGTGTGTTTAGACAGAAACGTACAAAAGATGGTAAGGTTTTATTTGTCAGAGACTCAGGTGTTGTATTTAACGGTATTACATCTATCGAAATTAATGACAGATTAACTAATCAGTTTGGTAGTCAGGTCATGGGTGACAAGCGTAAGACATCTTTAATGAGTTTGATAAACGAACAAGTCAAAGATGGTCATATAAACTCTACTGACTTTTATAACTTTTTAAACAACGAACCACATAATAATAGATTTTTAAATCATATTGAAACAGATCAGCTCGAAGATGTGAATGCTGTAAAGCTTAAGAATGCTATCAAAAAGAAACTTGATACTAAAGCTGAACAGAAACAAACAGCTATACAGTGGGGAGCAGCTGAATGGTGTGATGATCATTTAGGTCCTACAGCTAACGGTGTATATGGTAAGAGCTTAAGCAAACAAGCTTTTGGTGTATGTATGCAGGCTTTAAAAAAAGAAGCAGACGTACAAGGTATACCCTTACATATGTTTTTAATAGATAATAATAATCCAATAATACAGAAATTTCTACGGAGATAATAATGAACGAAGAAGAACAAACATTAGAAGGTCTGGACTTTCTTGCACCAGAAGTGGAAGAACCAGTACAACCTGTTAAAGATGCTAGTCCTGTTTTCGCTGCTCCTTTCGGATACAAATTTGGTAACAGCTCCGTAGATTTGGATATTAAAAAGAATCACGATACCATGCGTAATGAATACAGAGCATGGTGGGATCTGCCAAAAGGTGAACTGAAAGAACAGAAACAGGAAGAGTTTAGCCAGAAATACTATGGACTATCTGCTCAAGAAGTCAGAGAAAACCAACGTCAAGCAATGGCTGGCTCTAGTATGTACGGCTCATCTAATCCATTAAAAGTATTAGATAACACATTGCAAGGTGTGTCAGCTCCCGGTTTAGGTACTGCTGACTTTGTAATGGATGCAGTGGGTACAATTATACCCGGCATGGGTAAGGTAGATGACGCATGGGATAAAGCTACAATGCTTGACAACCCTGCACATCAAGGTATACGTCGTATATCATCACTTGTGATACCCGGTATATTAGGTGGTAACATGCTACAAGGTTCACTTAATGCAAAGTTTGCAGGCGGTGCATTATTGAGTAAGCCATGGTTTACAAAGCTACTCGCTACTGGTACATCACATGGTATATTGGATATGGGTATTACATATCTGAATGATATATCCGAAGAGCAGACTATGACTGATGATCTTAGTCAAATGTTTCCTAAGACATTTGGACCCGGTGGAAGATTACCATTGTTAGATTTCTTTAGAACTAACGATAGTGAAAGTCCACAGATGCGTAAGCTAAAGAATACATTAGAAGCTGCACCATTGGCTGCCTTTGGTAGCGTGATTGGTGGTTATGCTGATCTTAAAAAAGGTTATAAATCCATGGACTGGATGGAGCCTTTAGACGAAGCAGCTACAGCTTATAAACAAACTAACTTACAATTAGGTGCTGAAAACGACGCATTAATAAGATTACAAGAGATAGACGAGTTGCTAGCTCTTGGTAATGAAAACATGAGTAGAGCTACACAAGATTTACTTATTAATGAAAAAATAGCTCTTGAAGATTCTATAGGTCGTACTAAAAATTTAGATGATGTAGCACGTCAGGAAGAAGCTTTTAAAGCAATCGAAGACGAAGCTGCAATAGATAGAAAACTTGGTGACTCTGAGCAGTTAGAGTTAGACATAAATGGATTAGATCCTGACCTTAATGCTAACCTACTTGATGATGCAGCTAAAGCTAAACAAAGCACACCTCCCGGGAACGTAGCTAAAAATATGGCAGATACAACTGCTATTAAGAATGGCGATGACTTTTCTACAGGAGACCCAGCTCCCGTTATTACAGACTCTATGAGACGTAAAGGTCTTTTAGTAGGTCCTACATCACGTGGTGCAGTTATGGGTGTAGCTGAAGAAGCTAGAGACATAGGTAGATTTAATGCTGTTGTCGATGGTATCAGGTATGGTAGTAAAGAAATGAATGCTGCTGCATGGGGTATCTTTAATGATATTATATCCTCACCTTCTGTAGATGATCTACGTGAAGTATTTGCTAGTAGTAAAGATGTTAAGAATCTACTTGGTGGACTATTTAGAGTCGAGTATGTATCAGAAGACCAAGCTCGTGGTATAGCATTTGGTATTAAGTATTTGTTTGACAGATTCTTAGGTAGACCTATTGCTGAATCATCTGCTAGAGTTATGGATACACTAGGCAGAGAGATAGATACTATGGCTGGTGCACTAGATGAAATGGCTCCCTCTGTAGATAGAAACCGTGCTATGGATTTAATTATACAAAAGCTTGAGTTTCTACTAGATGAGTATGCACTTAACAAATACATATCTGGTTGGCAGTTACGTAACAAAAACTGGTTTGACCAAACACCTCCAGCAACTGCTAGAGAAGCTATCGAAACTTTGACAGCTGAGTTTACAGAAGTAGAAAATGCTCTACATGCTAAAAACAAAGCATTTACTAAAGAACTAAAACGATTAAAGAAAGAACAGCCCGAAGCTTTAAAACCTTTAATGGACGCATTCTCATTAACTAATGGTGATGTAGATAGTCAGATGAAGTTATCGAAGTGGGTAGAAAGCCAGATGTCACCGTTAGGATTGATTAAAAGTCCTGACCCTAAGAACATGAACTTGTTTGCTAAGGTTGTATGGGGCGTACGTTACAACAATATGTTGTCAGGTATATCTGCATTCAATGCTGGACTAACTAACAGTCTACAGTTACTCGCTAAAACAATACATTTAGCATATGGTCATGCTTTAACTATACCTTTTGCACCAAGAAGTGGTGTAGCTGGATTAAAACGTACTCTTTATTATAACACTGGTTTATTTGAAACAAACAAACGAGCTCTTACAGACGCTTATCGTTTGATGAAGAAAGTAAACAATGATCCAAAAGCTATGTTAAATGCAGTTCGTAAGGACTATGTATTTAAGACTGATAAAGAGTGGAATATACTCGAGGATTATGTTAAGGTATACGAGAAGCAAGGTAACTGGGGTAAGGCTTATCAATTTAAGATAATGTCTGCCATGAAACAGATGGCTGGTATGAAAGCTATGCGATACGGTATGACAGGTCTGGTATTTCCAGATGCTTATACAGGATCTCATGTTGCTACTCACATATCACGCTTAAATGCTTATACAGATGTACTTGCAGACCAAGGTTTTCCAAACTTAAAGATGCTTAAACAGGCAGAGCAAGAAAACTATTCTAAATACTTTGATAAAGACGGACTCATTAAAGATGATGTTGTTAAAGCATTAACTAGCGATATAGCACTAAACACAGATGATGGGTTATCAACCTATCTAACTGAAGCAACTACAGCTTATCCTGTACTAAAAGAAGTCATGGCGTTTCCACGTACAGCTTCTAACTACATGAAAGTTGGATTGTCCTACACACCTGTATCAGCTATACCCGGCATGAATAAGTATTCTAAGACTATTTATGCTAGAACAGATTCAGACATAGCTGAGGCTCTTTTAGAGCATGGTATTGATATGGCTAAGACACGTAATGCTCGTGTTATATTTGAAGACTTACGAGCTGAGTATGTAGGCAGACAAGCGTTTGCTAACACTCTAGTAGGTACATTATTTAGTTATGCTGTAGGTGGTAACATACGTGGTAATTTACATCATAATGCAAAGACTCGACAAGATCAAATGAGTCAAGGTCTAGATCCTAAAACTATATGGGTTCCCGGTCTAAACAAGTGGATAAGCTATAAAGGCTGGATAGGTCTAGAACATGTACTTGCACCTCTAGGTGACTTAGCTATGTACATGAAAGATGCTGATGAGCATATAATCGAAAACTGGCAATCAAAGATAGCATGGACTATAGGTGCTACATTTTTAAATGATACACCGTTGTATGGTCTAGAAAGAATCTTTGATATACTTAATGGTAATCCACGTGCAGCCTCTCAGTTTATAGCTGGTGCTGCTAGCTCGATGGTTCCTTTGAGTGGTGGATTAAATGTGATAGCTAATGCTATACACTCCGCACAAAAAGATATTGAAACTGATATAGGTCAATTCTTTAAGAACAGACTACCCGGTCTAAAAGGTACTCTACCTTCTGAAATAAATCCTATAGATGGTTTACCAGTTCAAGATGCAGCTAACCCAGCTCTCGCAGCTGTTAACGCATTTAGCCCTATAAAGTTTAGTGATGAAGTTAAACCGTATATGCAGTTTTTACATGACATACGTTATAACGGACTCGGAGCTTTAGCCAAAGATAGTACAGGATCTTATGAATGGTCAGCAACTGATAGACAGATCGTCTTTAAATATTTAGGCGAAATGAATTTAGAGAAAGAAATAATGAGAATTTCTAGCCGAGCAAGCAATCAAAAGGTTATCAAAGATCTTACAGGTCTTAGATCCAGAGGTGGCCCCGGTGAAGATACAATTAAGTTAAAGTCAAGACTCTCACCTGTACATAGGGAAATAGATTTACTACTTAATAATGCTTTAAAGATGGCTGAAATGCGATACCTTAAAGATCAACCACTCATCCAACAAGCTATTGTAAACGCACAATTAGCAAAACAAAAAATGAAAGAAGGCGACGTAGAAGGTGCAGAAATTCTGCAAAAGAAAGACGCCGAAATCAAACAACTAATCAAATACGGTAACTAACTTATGAGTGCTGTTATACAAAACGAATATACTGGAAACAATAGTACTACAACGTACTCCTTTACATTCCCATATCTTAAGACCTCAGACATCAAAGCAAGTCTGGACGGTGTGGATACGACGGCATTTACATTGCCTAATGCAACCACGTTACAATTTAATACTGCTCCCGGTAGTGGAGTCAAAATCAAAATATTTAGACAAACCAGTGTTGACACTTTAACAGCAACATTTTATGCTGGATCAGCTATCAAGTCAGAAGATCTAAACGACAACTTTACACAAAACCTGTACAAAACACAGGAGGTTGGAGCTCGTTTTATCAGTAACCTTGGTGGTACAATGACTGGTGATCTAAACATGGGTGAAGATACTGTTATTAAGTTTGAAGGTGCAACAGATGATGCACACGAGACTACTATAACAGTAGCTGATCCTACAGCAGATCGTACAATTACATTCCCTAACGTCACTGGTAACGTAGTTACTACAGGTGACACAGGTACTGTTGCTACAGGTATGATTGCAGCTGATGCTGTGACTGGTGCTAAGATAGCTGATGACCAAATCAACTCAGAACACTATGTAGACGGATCTATAGATACACAACACATAGCTGATGCACAAGTTACAACTGCTAAAATAGCTGACAGCAATGTCACTACAGGTAAGCTAGCAGCAGATGCAGTAACAGCTGCTAAACTTGCAGACAATGCAGTTGTAACAGCTAACATTGTAGATGCAAATGTGACTACAGCTAAGATTGCAGCAGACGCAGTTAACGGTACAAAGATAGCTGACAACAGTATAGACTCAGAACATTATGTAGATGGATCTATAGATAATGCACACTTAGCTAACAACTCAGTAACACTTGCTAAGATGGCAGATGATTCTGTCGGAACTGCTGAACTTGTAGATGGTAGTGTAGATACTGCTAGACTAGCTGATAACTCAGTAACACTTGCTAAGATGACTGACAACTCTGTTGGTACATCTGAAGTAGTTGATGCAGCAGTGACTACAGCTAAGATAGCAGACAATGCTGTTACAATGGCAAAGCTTGCTAGCGGTACACTGCCTACAGATATTACTGTAGCAAGTGCTAACCTAGTAGACGGTACAGTCGCTACAGCTGATATAGCTGACAACGCAATTACATCTGGAAAAATAGCAGCTGGTGCTGTTGATTCTACAGATATAGGTAGTGGTGTTATAGATACTGTTCACATAGGTAGTTCTCAAGTTACAACTCCTAAGATAGCTGACAGTAATGTGACTACAGCTAAGATCACAGATGCTAACGTAACTACAGCTAAGATAGCTAATGATGCTATTACGATTGGTAAGTTAGGTTGTGAGCAAACAACTATATCTGACAGCGACTCTCACATTCCAACATCTGGAGCTGTGGTAGATTATGTTGCTGCACAGCTAGCACCTCTTGGTGGTCTTGAAGTAATAGCTACAGAAATACTATTTCCAAATACACAACCTAGCTCTGGTGTAGTTATATCTATATCTGATGCAGGCGGTGTAGTAGTTAATGGATCAGGTGTAAGTACAACTGGTAGAACAGTTGGTGGTAGTACTGTTACTATTAACGGATTCCCTGCTAGTCTTCAAAGTAAGACAATGGCAGCTGACTTAGGTCTTATGGTAAGTTCTACTGGCTCAGGTCAGGTATATAACTATCATAAACTATTAGCTAAAGAAGCTGACGTAGAACAATTAAGTAATGACATAAATGATTTCGCATCAAGATATAGAGTCGGTTCGACGAACCCTACAAGTTCTCTTGATAATGGTGATTTGTTCTTTAATACTGGCACGGGTAAAATGCTTGTATATAATGGAACTAATACTGCATGGGAAGAAGTACAGTCTATAGGTAACTTCTTTATCTCTACATTTAGTGAAGCATTTGATGGTAGTAGAACACAGTTTACTCTATCTAATGCACCAACAAATGTACAACAGGTATTACTCTCCTTAAATGGTGTAGTACAAAAACCCGGTACAGCATTTACATTATCAGGTTCAACAGTAACACTCGCTTCAGCTCCAGCATCAGGTACAGACTTTTTTGCTGTAGTTATGGGTAGTACTGTTAACATTGGTACACCAAGTAACAATACAGTAAGTACAGCAGTACTGCAAGACGATTCAGTTACTTCAGCTAAGATTGCTGCGAGTAATGTTACAGCAACTGAACTCGGTGCAAATGCAGTTATAACTTCTAAGATTGCAGACGATGCAGTTACAGCAGCTAAACTCGCAAGTAATGCAGTATTAACAGCTTCTATTGCAAATTATGCAGTGACAGGTGTAAAAATAGCAGCAGAAATTGATAACAGTCATCTTACAGCAACAGCAAATATAGCTGGATCAAAATTAGCTGATGGAGGAATATCTACAGCTAAACTAGCAGATGATGCAGTTACTGCTGCAAAGCTCGCTAACACATCAGTAACAGCAGCAAGCTATGGATCATCAACATCTATACCTTCTATTACTGTCGATGCACAGGGTAGAATTACAGCAGCATCTGGTAACACAGTTAACACAGATCTAGTCGGTGACACATCACCACAGCTAGGCGGTGACTTAGATACGAACAGCTTTGAGATTAGTTTAGATGATAGTCACGCTGTTAAATTTGGGGATGGTAATGATTTACAAATTTATCACGATGGAAATGTTAATATTATTAATTCTACTAACAACGGAACTTTAAAATTCCAAAGAGGTGGTTCAGATGTTTTTGAAATAAAATCAACTGGGTTACAAGGTATAGATAGTAAAAAAGTAATGCTTGGAACAAGTGATGATTTGCAACTTTTTCATGATGGCACGCACAGTTACATAGAAGCAAATAACACAGGTAATTTATATGTAGGAACTGTTCATAGTGCAAACTTAATTCTCGTATCAGGTAATACTGGTAGATGGTCATTAAGCACTTCTGGTCATTTATTGCCTGAAGCTAATAACACTTATGACATAGGTACATCATCTTACAGAGTAAGAAACATCTACACCAATGACCTTCACTTATCTAACGAAGGACATTCAAACGAAGTAGATGGTACATGGGGTGACTGGACAATACAGGAAGGAGAATCAGACTTGTTCTTAAAAAATAACCGTTCTGGTAAGAAGTACAAATTTAATTTAACGGAGGTATCATAATGGCTATTATTTTTCCTAACTCCCAACTTGGCGAAGTTATGGGTGAGTCTTGGAGGATTACTTCACAATTTTCTGGCGATAATAACTTTTTAGGTGGTAACAGCTTGACTAATTGGGAAAGGTCAGATGATGTTTATGGAGGAACTACTTTATCTTCTGGGAATATTCTTTCAGAAAGTAATGGTTCATTTACCTTTGGTGCAGATTATTATGGTTACTATTTAATAATTTGGCAGCACTATATGTACTATAACGACAATAATAGATATGGTGAATTTAAGCTGCAAGTTAGTTGGAATAGTGGTGCTAACTGGGATAATCATGGTTATGCTACGGCAAGTATATCTCCTAATACAAGTGAAAACTACAACCAATGTGCTACTGCTACGTCTACGGTTTTTGCGGGTGCTGCAACAAGACTTAGATTTGATCTTTCACAACATAACAATAGTGCTGTTACATATGGTGAAACTACTGCACAAGCAACTGGATTTTCAATTATTAGAATAGCGGACGCATAAACATGAACAGATTTACAGGAGAACCAACACACATAGAGGACTATTTAATTACAATTCGTCAAGGACAATGGTTTGGTTGGACAGACTCTAAAAACAAAATCTATGAAAACCTTGTAGTTCATCATGGTATAAAACCTACTAAAGAAGAAGTTGAAGCTGGTTTCAAAGCTTTAAAAGATAAGTGGACTGCTAATGAATATAAAAGAAAAAGGATAGAAGAATATCCAAATTTAGCTTCACAACTTGATTACATATACCATAACGGTATAGACAAGTGGAAGACAGATATAGTCGATCCTGTCAAAGCTAAATATCCTAAACCTTAACATATGGCATTAACACAAATAAGCACCGCAGGCGTAAAAGACGATGCGGTGACGGCTGGTAAAATTCCAGCCAACGCTGTAGGCAGCAGCGAAATAGCTGCCAATGCTGTGGGGTCTAGCGAGTTAGCAGACAACGCAGTCGATACAGCAGCAATAGCAGATGATGCTGTTACAGCAGCCAAGATTGCAAATAATACTATAACTGCAACTCAACTCAATACTGATGCTGTAGATACTGATGCTTTGCAAGTTAATTCAGTTACAACAGCTAAGATAGCAGATCAAGCTGTAACTTTAGCCAAACTACCACATGGTACAGGATCTAACGATGGTAAGTTCTTACGAGCAAACAACGGAGCAGATCCTACGTTTGAGACGGTAAGCACAGACTTAGTTGGAGATACAAGTCCACAGCTAGGTGGTAACTTAGATACTAACGGTAATAACATAAACTTTGCTGCAAATGATGGTGCTGTATTTGCTAGTGATCTAACAATCTCTCATACAGGAGATCATGGAAATATCGTAAATACTGACGGAAACTTAAATATAAAATCACAAGGTAGAATAAGTTTTTTGCCAGCAAATAATAATGACGGAGTAAACATTATTAATGGAGGAGCCGTAGAGTTATATTACAACAACTACAAAAAATTTGAGACTACGGATGTTGGCGTAAGAATCTCACATACAGGAGATGCAAACTTACAATTAGTAGCTGATAGTGACAATAATGGAAGCAATAACTGGCCGCATGTACAATTTAGGGTAGATAATACAAGTGGACAAGCAGAAGCTCAAGTTGCATATAGACAAGATAATGCTGTTCTTAAGGTTGATATAGCTGGAACAGAAAAAGTTGGAGTTAACGCAAATGGTTTAGTTTTTAACGGAGACACCGCAGCAGCCAACGCACTTGACGACTATGAAGAAGGTACATTTACTGCTGGATGTGCAAATGGTGTAACGTTACATTCAGGTGCTGATCTTTTATCATATACAAAAATAGGAAGACAAGTTACAGTACGAGGTCAAGTATTAATTGATGGGTCGAATGGTGGTTCCGACTTTATTATTAATAACTTGCCTTTTGCTAATGTGAGTACAACAAGTGAAGATGACAACCTTTCAGTAGGTGCAGTTAGACTTTGGGATTATAATGTACCAGCAGATACTCTTAATGTAATTTGTGAAGTTAGTTCAAATAATAGTAATCTTAATTTCTGGCGTAATCGAGATAATAGTTCAGCAGACCGTCTAAATTCCGCACTTAATGGTTATTTAGCATTTACTATAACTTACTTTACTTCATAGACCGAAGCTACGTCTTAAAACTAAGCCTAAACCTGTTTTAATCGGAGATTAATCCTAATGGCACTAGCCGAATCAATCGAATACGACAAGATAGAAGTTGTCGGTTTATACAAAGCGGTGCAAGTCCGCAAAGCAACAGTCATCAAAAAAGATGGTGTTGAACTAACAAGAGCTTTTCATAGATATGTACTATATCCCGGAACACTCGATGCTTCCGATAACCTTGTAGATACAGATATATCAGGAGAACCAGCAGAAGTATCAGCAATATGTACAGCAGTTTGGACTACAGATATCAAGGCTGCTTATAAAGCAAAACTTATAGCAGATAAACCTGCTAATCCATAGTGGAAATACCCACCATTGACATACCAGTCATAGAAGTAGGTACAGTAGATATACCGTTACCTACAGCTGAAGTACCTTATTATGTACCAATGGTTGTACCTCCGAGTGATCTTAGAGAACCAGAAGGTGCTAAACCAGTAAAAACTGCGGAGCCTCCACCACCTCCTAAACTAAACTTACCACCCTTACCACCCATTCCTATACCTTCGACTGAAGTACTTGTTACAGCGGCAGCAGCGGCTGTTACAGCGGTAGCTGCTACAACTCTTACTCAGCCAATTATAGAACAAATTAAAAAGAAATTACAGAAGTTCCTACAAGGTAAGATAAATAAATGGAAACAAAACCGCCAGAAAAAAAAGGAATCTTCACCAAGCTCAAAGAAAATGTAGATGACCATGATGAACAGATGCAAGTACTAGGTGCAGCAGTGCGTCTAGGTGTTGTAATCTG